TCATTTTTGGTCTTGACTTTTAATAGTTAGTCTTTCAATTACGGTTTTTACGTGTTCTCTCACACATGATTGTTTGGTTTGTTCGGTTATACGCTTGACAACCCGCAATCACCTTAACCCAAGTGAACCGGGAGATAAAAAGAAGATCACCGTACCCTTTCTAAAAAAGCCTTTTCTTCATAGGAACATTAACCCCCTTCCTTTCTTTTTAGGTATGAAAAAAGCACCCTTGTCAGGTGCTTTCATCAACATTTGAAATTTTCATCCAGTTCCATTCTGATAATATCAACTGCAACTTTTTTCAGGTCATCCGGCAAATCATCCAACTTGGTGATTCCCATGATGACATTTTCAGTTTCATCATCAACATAAACCTTATACTTTTTAATCAATCCACGGTTTTTCATACCGTATAAATGATTTGTGACTTCACCAACCAGTTCTTCCTTCAACCAACTGCTATACGGTGAACCCGCATTGAAATCCTGTTTGTTCATCTTCATAATTCCACCGCCAATCATAATTGTTTTGTAATGTACTTTTTCTTTGTGACCAATGCTGCACGGTTCAGAACAACATAAAAGTCCTGACCAGTGTTGTCACCATTGTGCTTGATAATTGCATCATAACCAAGTGCATTCATTGCCTTTCCTACTTCTTTATTGGCTGCTTTTTGTTGCCTTGGATTGAATAACAACTTACTATCACCACTCTGTGACATTTTCCTGAATATATCAAGGGCATCTTCATAAGTGATAACCTTGGCATCAGATTTTAGTTTAAATTCTATTATAACACCACCGTGCATCTGTTTACCACCGTTAGTTGCATAATTCAATGCAATTTGATGATAGGCGGGTGACGCATAAGCAACACCATCACCATAGACACCACGTGAAGGGAATGGTGAATCACCATTGAAAAATTCATCTGCCATTTCCTTTGTAGTGGAAGTTGTTGTAATATCACTACGCAACCGGGACTGTGGTGCAATACCACGATACAAAACAGGGGACTGCACTGCATCATAATCTGCATCAGATAATATTGTAGGTAATCCATCAGCCTGTATTGAACGGTGAAATTCTTTCATTGCTGACACCCATTCATCACCGCTTCTGACTGATAATTCCTTTGTAAAACCGTCACCAATATTTTCTATGATCAATTTTTCCCTTTCAGTGACAACCTTTTCAATCATTTCCAGTGAACTGTCTTTGATTGTTTTATTCACTTGTGCCTTACCTACGGAATAGAAAACATCATCACCTTTTTGGTAGAAGTCAATGAAAAGCGGTTGACCGTTCTTATTCTGAAATGCAAAACCAAGGTAATCACCACCAAGTGCCTTTGCAATTTCATCCCTTTCAGCATTTTCAAGTGAACCTTCAACATACCTTTGGACTTCATAATCACCCTTTGCAAGATGGAACGGTTTATTTCCCATTGATGTATATTGCAACTGGGTTTTCATTTCAACGGGTAGTTCATCCCATTCAGTAGTGTTACGTTTATTCAGGGAAACAATCTTTACTTCCTGACCGTATTTTTCACCGCCTGACTTAACAGTGCAACCGCCCTGAACACCTTTGTAACCGCTGACTGATACATCAAAATCAATGTCAACAGGTGTTCTAATACCTTCCAACGGTGCTGACTTCACATATTTTTTAGCCCATTCTTCATAAGTCATATCAGCCGGAACAAGGTATGTTTTTCCATTTGCACCCCTTGCAGCACGTTCACCCAACAGGTCAAATTCATCACCAAAATACGGTACTGTTGTGGTTCTACACCATACGTGAAAAGGCGGGGCAGTAACACCGACTTCCCATTGTGACATAGGGAAGTGCTTACCGTCCATTTCCTGACAAATATCAGAAGTATGTGAATCCAGTGTTGCAACAATTTCATACTGTTCAACATCAAGTTCAGTGAAGCAGTCCTTTTGTGCTGCGGAACTGAAAAAGGCTTCTTCTGTCATAACCAACCGCCCGGCAGCAGTCTTGGAACTGTTCATCTTCCGGGCAATTTCATCAATGGCTTTCTGTGGGTCTTGACCAAGAACAATGTTCTTTGTAAGGGTTTGGTTCAGTTCATTGATAAGTTTCTGCTTATTCCCCCAAATCCTTTCTGAAAAGTTCTTGCCATCAACCGCCCACGGTTTCCTGATCACCTTGTCAATCTGCTTGTCATCCAGTGTGGCAAAATCCCAACCAATACCAAACCCCTTCTGAACCTCAAAAGCGGTTCTGTAATAGCCTGACTTGTAAAGTTCACGCATACCACGGTCAAAGGAATCCAACTGGTTACCAAATAGCACTTCAAGTGACTGCTGCGTTTGTAATTTCAAGGCTTCAAGTCTGCTGATATGAAACCGGGCAGATGCGTTTTCCAGTTCCTTGACCCAAGTACCTGAAAGTGCATTTTGTTCACCGTACTGAATATACTGCTGAACATCCCATTTCAATTCAGCAAGTTCCTTTGCAGACAACATTCTGCGTGCTTCCTGAATGGTCACACCGTTATTGGTTGCAAATCTGCCATACCAAGCCTGAATTTGACCTTCAATCTGCCTTTGTGCAGTACGGTACTGCTTTTCTATTTCAGCATATACCTGAACACCGTCTTGGTGTTGGGCTTCTTCAATCTGTTGAAATCGTTTCTTCCAGTATTCACCTGAATTACTTTTCCTTGCCATCTAAATCACCGCCTTCATCTTGCGGGCTGCTACCTTCACCACCGTCAGGGTTGTTTGTTGGGTTCTGCTTGAAAGGGTTGTACTGGTTTTCAAACTCTTTCTGTGCTTCTTCCTTCTGTTTCTTCAACCTTTCCAGTTCAAGTTGTGGGTCATCAACCCAAGGATGATTTGCAATAATGGTTTCATCAGATAACAAACCTTGTGACTTGGTGCAGTTATCAATGATTTCTGATTCATTCATCAGCATATCACGATTGAACACAATATCAACTTCATTGCCTTCAAAGTCACCCTGACCTGTATTTGCCAAATGGCAGTTCACAAACCAAAGGATGTCATCAAATGCAGCCTGAATTTCCGCTTCCGTATCATTGGCATCCATATCAATGTCAGAATACATTGACTGAATGTTCATCTGATTTGGATTGCCGGAAAGTCTGTCATCTTTGGCATCATACCCCATTGCATTTTCAATCAGTGCTTTCTTGAAGATTTCCACAATAGCCTTGTAGTTTTCAGCATTGACCGTGATTTCAAGGGTTTCAACACCGCCCTTTGTATCACCGTCATACCTGACCTTCACTGCACCGTATGTTGCAAGGTTCTTTCTGAACTCACCAAGATTCTGACCGTCATAATTCTTCAACACCAAAATAGTGTTGCGGGCATCTTCTTGCATATTATTTTCAAAGTCTGAAAGCATCACATTGATACCATCCTGTAAGGACTTGACCCTTTTCAGAAGTGGTATTTCCTGTTCATTGGTCTTAATTGGAATCAGCGGAATACGTGACCAGTTGAACCCTTTCACATTCCCTTGTGCATCCGTCACTGTAACGTGCGGGGAATCCGCTTCTTCATTGTTCACCACATCCGGGATAAGTTTGCCACCATCCAAAATGAACTTATGAACACCATCAAGATCATACACTTCAACCTTTTCAATCAGTTTTCGTGTAACACCTTCATAACCAACCACCACATACAGTCTGATGAAGAAATCCAAAATAGTATGTTCGTCATCTTTCCAATATGGCAGAATTTCATAGGCGGGGAATAGTCTGAACGAAAATTCACCCTGTTCATTGTAGTAAGGATATAACCAAGCAATACCACCGTTGTATGCAGCCTTGCCCGCATTTTTCAGGGTTTTCATAAACTTACGATTGAACACCTTTTTCAAAAGTTCAATGTACTGTATATTTTCCCCATCAATGACAAATGGCTGACCCAACAGATAATTTGCCTTTTGGTTTACCATCTTTGCATACTGGTTATCAACCACACGGTTGTTTGGTAAGTTTTCAACAACTTCAAGTTTTCCATCCTCACCAATCATTGTGCGTTTACGTCTGATAATGTCATGGTCACCTTCATAATACAGGAAACCTTTTATTTGCATCACACGTTGGGGTGAACCTTTCCACTTCTCAATTTCTTTTTCAAGAAACTGCAAGTCAGTCATCCTTGAAGTTGCACCTTCCAGTATAAAATTTGAAACTTTCAGGGTCAGCATATCAAGCATATTTGCAAACACTGTATCACCCCTTTCTTGATAAAATATATTTGTAACGTGCATGAAATCCTAAATCATGCACGTTAGTATTTGTATGTTCTGTAAAGTAGTTATGCAAGTGCCATAAGCGGTCACCAGTTGCAACCGCCCCCGGAGTAAGGTATTTGACAACCATCTGCCAATTCACACCATCCCAACACAGGTGATTGCTGGCACTGTGCATTCTACCCGGTAGCATCTTAGTCAAAACTGAAAGCATCACCCTTGATCAGTGCTTCAATAGCATAACGCATTGCATCCATCAGGTGATTGAAGTCATCAAT